GGATGAGGATGAGGATGTTGCAGAACTTCCTATAGAAGAGAAAGGTTATGGTAATGGCGAAGAGGATGAAGAAGAAGAGCCTGAAATGAAGGCTATGCGAAAGCAGATTCAAGCTATGAAGAAACAGCTTGAAGCTACTGAAGCTGGAATGCAGAAGGCGATTCAATCTGAGTCTGAAAACAGGCTTCGCAAGATGGGCTTCCGTGAGGAAACTGGCTTGCAAGCTCCTAAGTTGACGAGTGGTCTGGGTATTGATTCAACACCACTCATCAAGTCAAACAGTGTTGATGTAGTGGATCAGCTTGCTGATCTTTCATACGGACAACTCCGTGAGCTTCAGTATAAAATAGAAACGGGGAACACCGAGGGTCTTCCTCGTGAGCTAATGGGATAATTTTTTATAGGGGGTCCAAGTAATGGCTAATCCATCACTATCAGAATATCTAGCCCAATCGCAGCGTGGTCTGTATAACTCAGTATTCGGTCCAGAATACTTGATGAAGCAGACATACTTCACTGTAGATACGGCTACAGGTATCTTTAATACAACTTATGGTAGAAAGGTCTGGCAAGCACTAAACAACCAGACTAGGTTCTTTAACGCAATTCCCAGAACAGTCTGGGGCAACACTGCTGGTTGGCGTGTCCGAACCGATAGAGGTTCATCCAGAAGCCGTCCAGTAACAGAGACAGGCAGTCTTCCCACTGTCGATGTCTCCAACATTGAGACAGTATCGAGTCTACCTCGTATCGTTTCAACGACTTTCGGTGCTAGTGTGAAGTCCGTCTTCACTGCCCAGCTAGAAGGTGGTGTTGGGGATGTGCTGGCATTGGAGAATGAGAACGCTCAGTTAGATCACATCAAAGAGATCAACGAAGAGATTCTCGCAGGTACTGCTTACCTATGTTCAGGTGGTGGTGTCACCTCTTTCACAGTTCCAGCAGCAATTGCTAAACATTTCAAGATTGGTGACGCTGTAGGACAAGATGATGATACTGCCGGTGGATTTGATAGGACTTCTGGTTCTGTTATTACAGCAGTAGACACTAGCTCTGGTGTGGTTACAGTTGCTAACGGCACTACTTTCGGTGATTCAGACATAGCTTATATTTATAGTAGAGCAGGATTTACTTCCATTGATGACATTGTAGCAGAAGACGGTATGGCAGCTGGTGGAGGTGCCGCAAATACTAGAGCATATGACCTAACCCAAGCAGGACGAACTGCTGGTGGTTGGAATGCCGGTGCTTCAGTTAGTTACAACAGTGGTACAGGGCGAGCTTTAAGTCTCAACCTTTTGGATACCGCTATACAGAAGATCAGGGAAAATGGTGGAGAGCCAAAGCTGATTCTTCTTGGGCATGATCAGTACTTCAACCTTGAGAGACTGTTGAATAGCCAACAGCGATATCTTGGTCAGGAGGAGTACCAAGTTGGTGTAGGTTCCGAAAGGACTTATCCAGGTACTCGAACAGGTCTAGTCCTTGCGACTTATCAGGGTATTCCAATTCTTCCAGATGCGGATATTCCTAAATCTGTCAGCACTACTAACGCTGTTCTGGGCAGTAATGTTTATGTACTGGATACTGACTATCTTGAAATGGCAGTAGCTCAACCTACTCAGTATGTTGAGAACCGTGACTACTTTGCAGCTAATGCTCTAGTGGTTCGTGGGTTGCTTTACACGATGGCTGAACTCCGATGCAAGAACATATTTGTTCAGGCAAAAATTGCAGACCTAAATTCCTAATCTAGGAATCGTGGGGGTGTAGAGTAATCTGCACCCCCACAAATAATAAATAGTCGAATGTAATGTTATGTAATGGTGAACAATGCAGAGTGTATATGTTAATGGTGTGTTGCAAAGTCTGGACATTCAGACAAAGAGGATGATTGGAGAAGTGATGAATCTACTAGAAGCTTCATTATCTGAAACTCCTGCAACATTGGCTTTAAAGAAATCAATAAAGCAAGCCATGTGGCGTACAAATCGTAGTGTTCAAGATGATGTGAACAGTATGTCATTCACTAACTTGGAGGAATGAAATGGCGAAACACACTTTTGCAATGACCGATGTAACTGGTGACACTAGGGTATTAGCTCGATCAGCAATGGGCTACGATTGGAACTATTACGCTGATGACGAAACTGTTATTTTTGGGTCATACTCTGATGCCACACTTGCATGGGATGGAGATTCCCTGAATGTGACATCCGCTGCTACTGAAGTCTCTGGTACTGTCTCAATCGCTGGGGCCACTTCCTTAGCAACAACAGCACGAATGACTGTTGGAACTGGTATTAGTGCAGTAGCTAACGCTATAACAAAACACAGCGTGGTTACAGTAGGTAATATTATTGAGACAACTATAGCTTTAGACCTAACTGGATTAAACTCTGGTGATGCTGATGGTGATATTATTGGTAAAGCTGGTACTGCAAATTGTCATTATGGACAAATTACAGCAGCTATAAATGGTACTATTCTTGCAGGGTATATGCAATGTCTTGAAACACCGGCTGGTGGAGAACCCGACATTGACCTTTTCACAGCTACAGTAGCTACTGGTACTGAGGAAGC